CCCATAAATGGCAAGCCCAGTATCAGCAGAATCCCACCTCCGAAGAGGGGGCATTGATTAAACGGGAGTGGTGGAAGGTGTGGGAACAAGACAAGCCCCCACAGTGTCAGTTTTTGATCCAGTCATGGGATACCGCGTTCTTGAAGAAAGAGCGTTCTGACTACTCCGCCTGTACCACTTGGGGTGTCTTCTACCACCCAGATGGCTCTGGGGCCATGCAGCCCAATATCATTCTCATGGATGCCCACAAGGAGAAGATGGAGTTCCCCACCCTGAAGAAGAGGGCCTATGAACTCTATAACTATTGGAAGCCAGACAGTCTCATTGTGGAAGCCAAGGCAGCGGGTACCCCCCTCATTTTCGAACTTCGTGCAATGGGTATCCCGGTAGCCGAATACACCCCCTCAAGGGGTAATGACAAGGTGGCTCGTGTGAATGCCATTGCGGATCTGTTCTCTAGCGGAAAGATCTGGCGTCCCAACACCCGTTTCGCAGAGGAAGTGGTGGAAGAATTTGCGTCTTTTCCCGCTGGAGAGCATGATGACTATGTGGACTCCGGGACACAGGCTCTGCTGCGCTATCGTAGAGGTGGGTTTGTGTCCCTCCAGTCCGATTACAAGGATCAACCTGTGTATAAACGGAAGATTTCTTACTACTAGGATTTAGAACATGAAAGGCCGAACAGACAAAACTGAAATGATGGAAGCCCCGAAGTCGCGCAAACAGCCCAAAGACAAACTCAAGGGCAAGATGAGCGGCATCGGTAAGCCCGTGATGGTCGGTGGTGCCATGCGTTCGAAGAAGATGTACGGCGGTGGCAAAACCATGGGTACCTCCGGCACTGCTCGTGGTATGGGTGCTGCGGTCAAAGGCGGCAAGTTCCGCGACCTGTAGGAGTCTGTCATGGCGGTAGATCGCGCTTTGATGCCCTTCATGACACAAGGGCAATCGATGGATGTTCCTCTACCGTCTGAAGAGCCGGTGGTGGTGGAGTTGCCGGATGGCGGGGTGGAGATCAATCTTTCCCCGGAACCTGCTCCTGCTGCAAACCACAACGACAACCTTGCAGAGTTCATTGATGATTCGACCCTCCACAACATCGGGTCGGAACTCTCTACTCTCTTTGAGGCAGACAAAGACTCACGCAAGGAATGGGAAACCACCTACATCAAAGGATTGGATCTTCTAGGGCTGAAGATTGAAGATCGTACCCAGCCATGGGAAGGAGCCTGTGGAGTCTTTCATCCCATGCTCTCTGAGGCGATTGTCCGCTTCCAAGCACAGTCCATTCAGGAAATCTTTCCTGCCCGTGGCCCAGTTCAAACCAAGATATTGGGCGAAGCCACCACCGAAAGAACCCAACAAGCAGAGCGTGTTCAGGAGTATTTAAACTATCTCCTTACGGAACGCATGAGCGAATACCGCTCAGAGACAGAGAAACTCCTGTTCTCTCTGGCTCTCTGTGGTGCTGCATTCAGAAAGGTTTATTACGATCCTTCCTTGGGTAGACCGGCTTCGATCTTCGTTCCGGCAGAAGACTTTGTAGTCTCCTACGGCGCAAGTGATTTGATCACCTGCGAACGTGCCACCCATGTGATGAAGAAATCCTACAACGAGATTCGAAAGTTGCAGGTTTCAGGCTTCTACGCCGACATCGACTTGCCGCCTCCGTCTCCCGATATCACTGAAATTCAGAAGTCTTACGACAAGTTGAACGGTGAATCCAAGGGCATGGACCTTGATTCTCGTTACACCATGTTGGAAATGGTCGTGGACTACGACCTTCCGGGCTTTGAAGACACTGACGAAGAAGGCGAACCCACTGGAATCGCCCTCCCTTACGTCATCACCATTGACAAATCTTCACGCAAGATTCTGGCGATTCGACGTAACTGGTATGAAGAGGATCCGCTCAAGAAGCGCCGCCAGCATTTCGTTCAATACACCTACATCCCCGGTTTGGGATTTTATGGATTCGGACTGGTTCACCTTGTCGGTGGACTGGCTAAGTCCTCAACATCCATCCTGCGTCAATTAGTTGACGCCGGAACCCTGTCTAATCTTCCGGGTGGATTGAAAACTCGCGGACTCCGGATCAAAGGCGACGATACACCCATCATGCCGGGTGAGTTCCGTGACGTAGACATTCCATCCGGAACCCTACGCGATAACATTACCTTCCTGCCCTACAAGGAACCTTCGGGTACCTTGTATCAATTGCTGGGAAACATCGTTGATGAAGGTCGCCGGTTTGCCTCTCAGGCAGACATGAAGGTGGCCGACATGAACGCGGAGGCTCCGGTCGGAACCACCCTCGCAATCATCGAACGATCCATGAAGGTGATGTCAGCGGTCCAAGCCCGTTTACACGCCTCAATGAAGAAAGAACTGAAACTTCTTTCTCAGTTGGTTTATGACTACGGCCCGGATGAATATCCGTATGACATTCCGGGTAAAGAACTGACCAAGGAAGATTTCGATGACCGCATCGATATCATCCCGGTTTCTGATCCGAATGCGGGGACCATGGCCCAGCGGATCATGAAGTATCAGGCGGCTCTCCAGTTAGCGGCCCAAGCACCTCAGTTGTATGACCTGCCGCTCCTTCATCGTCAGATGATTGAGGCTCTTGGGATCGCTGACTCCAGTGAAGTCATCCCTCAGGAAGACATTCCGCCTACGGACCCGGTCACAGAGAACATGAATGCCTTGCAGATGAAGCCCATCAAGGCGTTTATCTATCAGGACCACGAAGCGCACATCCAGACCCACATGTCCTTTGGTCAAGACCCGCGTTTGCAGGGAATGCTCCAGCAGGCCCCGCAGGCTGCTCAAGCCATGCAAGCCGCTTTGGCATCCCATGTGTCGGAACATCTGGCCTTTGCTTACCGACAGCAGATCGAAAAACAGTTGGGCATGAAACTGCCTCCTCCGGGGGAACCTCTTCCGGAAGACATCGAATACCGTATTTCCCAGTTGGTGGCCCCGGCTGCGGCTCAGGTTTTGGGCAAAGCCCAGCAGGAAGCCCAACAGCAACAGCAACAGCAACAAGCCCAAGATCCGGTACTCCAGATGGAAATGCAGAAACTTCAACTGCGGGCGCAGGAAATCCAGCAAAAAGCCCAAGCCGATATGGCACGGGTTCAGGCCGATATGCAGAAAGCCCAAATGCGGATGCAGGCCGAAAAGGACCGCCTCAAGACCCAAGAGCGTATCGAAGGTGCGCGTCTGGGTGTCCAGATCGCTGCAACAAACTCCCAGAACGAACTCCAGTCAAAGGAGATCGCCTCAAGGGACAAGGTTCAGGGTGCCAAGTTGGGCGTAGAAATCGCCAGAGAGTTGCTGAACCAAAAGCAGCGTGAGCCGAAGTAATGCCTGTAACCGACAATCTTGCGGAGTTTCTCCGTAAATCCTTACGTCAGCAGATGAACGACATGGCCGACCACATCGCTGGAGGAGGCTGTGCAGACTTCGCTGAGTACAAGAGGTGTTGTGGCGTTGTGGAGGGCTTGGCCCGCGCTGAACGAGAACTACTTGACCTCACACAACAAATTGACGATGATTAAACACGTTATCAACTTCACTGGTTAAACAGTGAACCCTCGCCCCGAAAGGGGTGCAATCTCCCCGCAAGGGGTGCAACCGCCGAAAGGTGCAGGAAAACATGTCAGAAAACGACACTAAAGTCGCAAGTCAGTTACCCAAACCGACTGGGTACAAACTCCTCATCGCCCTCCCTAACCCGGAAGAAAAGACAGAAGGTGGCATTCTCAAGGCGACCCAGACTCTGGAAGCCGAAGAAATTGGCAGCATTGTGGGTTTTGTCCTCGCGGCAGGCCCGGATGCTTACAAGTCACCCGACCGCTTTCCCTCTGGCCCCTACTGCAAAGAAGGGGACTGGATCATGATGCGTTCCTACTCCGGAACCCGCTTCAAGGTCCACGGGAAAGAGTTCCGTCTCATCAATGACGATAGCGTTGAAGCCATCGTTGAAGATCCACGAGGGGTAGTTAAGGCATGAGCGCAGAAGCCTCTGAACTGTCCCGTGAGGACAAATTTTTCGGAGTGACAACTCCGTTGCAAATCCCTGAAAAGGAAACCCCTGAGGCGAAAGCCACAGAGCAAGTCGAACTGGAGATCGTCGATGATCTTCCTAAGCAGCCGGTTAAACAGGCTGAGAAGGAAGAGAACGATGAAGAACTGTCGGACTACAGTGACAAAGTCCGCAAGCGCATCAACAAACTCAAGTACGAGCAACACGAGGCCCAGCGCCAGCGTGAGGCTGCTGAGAAGATGCGCGAAGAGGCTGTCCGCTTTGCCCAGCAAGTGGTCGCCAAAAACCAGCAATACGAGTCATTGATCCAACGCGGTGAAGGCGCACTCGTCGCCCAGATCAAGTCCCGTGCATCGTTAGCCCTTGATCAAGCCAAGTCTCTCTACAAAGAGGCTTATGAGGCGGGGGACGCTCAGAAGATCATTGATGCTCAAGAGAAACTCCTCAATGCCCAAACGGAATTCCGTGAGGCAGAGAGGCATGAGCGTGTTCTTCAGAACCGTCCTCGTCAGCAGGCTCCACAGCCTCAGTACACCCCGCAGAACTATGTTCCGCCTCAGCCTCAGGTTCCGCAGCCCAGTTCAAAAGCACTGGATTGGACCAAGAAAAACCCATGGTTCGGTCCGCAAGGCAACCGTTCCATGACTGCGTTGGCTTATGGAATTCATGAGACTCTGATCCGTGAAGAGGGCGTCAAAGCCGACACGGATGAGTACTATCAGAAAATTGATGCTGCCATGCGGCAGCGTTTCCCAGATTACTTTGAGAAGGATGAGGAAGTCCAAGTGACCTCTGCACCCGCTCAACGCACCCCCTCAACCGTGGTAGCGCCGTCGAATCGAAACAACGGCGCAAGGCCACGCAAAATACAGTTGACTGCATCACAAGTCTCTCTCGCTAAGAGGCTTGGCATTTCCCCAGAGCAGTACGCCAAACAACTCATTAAGGAGAGTTCAAATGGCTGATGAGCGCAAAGTTCGTATCGACCGTGCAGCCGAATCGCGTCCTAGTGACTCGTGGTTGCCGCAATCCGCGCTTCCGATCCCGGAACAGAAAGATGGTTGGGTGTTCCGCTGGATTCGCACTTCTTCTTTGGGACGTTCGGATAACACCAACGTCTCTCGTCAGATGCGTGAGGGTTGGGAACCCGTCAAGGCAGAAGATCATCCTGAGTTGAAGATCATGTCTGACATCAATTCCCAGTTCAAAGGTAATGTCGAGGTGGGTGGTTTGCTTCTTTGCAAAGCCCCTATTGAGAAGATGTTGCAACGCCAGAAGTACTTCCAAGAACTCTCTGACCGTCAGATCGACGGCGTGGACCGCAGTTTCATGCGGGAAAATGATCCGCGTATGCCGCTCCTTAACCCGGAGCGTTCAACGCGCAGCACTTTCGGACGAGGTTAAATCCTTTTCTTTCCACTTTTAGAGGTAACTTAAATGGCTTCAGGAACTGATGTTACGGTCCCTTATGGGTTCCTGCCGATTAACCTCATCGGCGGTCAGGTATTTGCGGGTTCCACCCGTATGTACCCGATTCAGTACGGCTACGCGACGGACATCTTCTACGGTGATTTCGTCAAGGTCGTGCGAGGTTCGGCCACTCGTGTCGCAATCGATTCATCTACGAATTCGAACGCTGTTACGGGTGTTTTCTTTGGTTGCTCCTACACTGATCCGGTGACGAAGACGAAGCGTTTCTCCCAGTACTGGCCTGC